ATGAAGATAAAGATTCACCAACAGTAGATCCACAGAAAATAGATTTTAATGAGATTACTCAGTACCTGTTGCAACAACCAACTAGAGTTCCTCAATCAAACTTTACTATTGATGGTATTGCAGAGGATATTAAAAATAGAATGTATCCAGAATTAAAACAAATTAAAAACTCATCAACTGAAATGATTAACGATGCAGAAAACTATTTTAGAGGCAATATGCTATCAGTTATGGAAAACGATGCTTCAGACAGAATTGACAACGAAGCTATATCATTGGGATCAATGACACAAGCTAGTGGTCAAGCAGGTATGGTTGCACCAATAGCTCCTGTGCAACCTATACAACCTGTTAATAGAGCAAAAACATTTGCAGCTTTAAATCCAAATGATACTTTAGGTCAACTAATAGCGGAGAATCCAAATGCCTAAAAAATCTGCATTACAAAAAATTGAAGATCATGAAAAACTTTGTAGAATTATGCAGAAACAAACTTTTGAACAAATAAGAGAAATGAAAGAAAGAATAAAAAGACTTGAATATTGGATAGTTGGAGGCATGGGGGCTGTACTTTTAACTTTACTTATGGATATGATGCAGTAAAAGATACTGCATGAAGATTATTCGCACTGATTCTACATTTACTATCACAGATTTAAAATGGGACGATAAATATACCTATAAACAATTCACACGTGACGATGATCACGGGCCACGAACCTATGCTGTAGGAGAAAAGAAAGTACCTTCAGTTACAACAATATTATCAGCCACACAATCAGAAGAAAAAAGAAAATCACTCGATGCATGGCGTGCACGAGTTGGTTATCAAGAGGCACAAAGAATTACTACTCAGGCCGCTACAAGAGGAACCGAGATGCATTATGTGTTGGAGAACTATATAAAAGGCATAGGATATTGGAATGCTTCTAAAGATGGTGCCCAGGCAAGAATGATGGCACATAGAATTGTAGAAAATCTTGAACAACTAAAAGTTATATACGGTAGTGAAGTTAGTTTAGAATATGACCAAAGGTGGGCAGGAAGTACAGATCTTGTTGGTTTATACAAAGATAAACCCTACATAATAGACTTCAAACAAAGTAATAAATTAAAAAGAGAAGAATGGGTTACAGATTATTACTATCAATTAGCTGCTTACTCACTAGCACATAAGAAGAATCACGGGCCTATAATGGGTGGTTTAGTTGCAATGTGTACCAAAGATTTACAATTCCAAAGTTTTGAACTAGACGAAGCAAGACTTGCTGAATACGAAGAGCTTTGGTTTGAAAGAGTTGAACAATACTATAAGCTTAAAGCCACTTGAGAACTTCTTCTCCTAAAGTTTCAGCACTAATCTTAATTTTTCTTTTTAAAGATCCAATAATTAACTGATCAATAGTATCTCTCATTATAAGATCAATATAAGTTACATTTTTCTTTTGACCAATTCTATGAGCCCTGTCTTCAGACTGTTGACGTACTTCCAAATTATATGAATTGCTGAAATAAATAACATAACTAGCATTGGTAAGAGTGAGACCATAACCACCAGTGGAAGGATTACCAACAAAAAAACGGCAACTATCATCATTCTGAAACCGTTCGACAGCTTGTGTCCTATCTTCTGTTGAAACTTCTCCATAAATAGCAACCATAGAGCTATGACCGTAAGACTTTTGTAACGCTTCAATAATAGTTTTAATGTTGTGAACATAGTTGGCCCAGATAATAAATTTACCTTCCCCCTCATCAATTATTGTCATCAAGTCTTTTAGTTTAGCACAGTTATCAAACGGAGTAACCGTACCATCATCTGCTTTTACATAACCATTACATACCTGATGTAGCTTAATAATTTCTGTAAGCTTATTAGCAAAGCTTACTTCCTTGTCTTGTAAAATAGCAAAAGCATTTTTTCTTAACTGCTGGTATACTTCATTCTGTTCAGTAGACATAGTCAATTGTCTTACCTGATATAGCTTTTCAGGTAAGTCTAAACATTCATGTTTTCTTACTCTATAAGAAAAAGTTTTTAATTTCTCCTCTAATTCATTAAGATTTGTATAGTATTTAGGAAATAATACAGCCCTGCCGTTCATTTCTATTTGTTGCATTACTGCATATCTTGCTCTAAAAGTAAAAAAAGATTTGAATCCTAAAAGTGATTCGCTTAGAAAGGCACATTGAGTAAATAAGTCTAATGGAGATTTTGTTATTGGCGAGCCTGTTAGTATCCTTTTGTATTGGATTGGTTTACCTAATCTACAAATGTTTTTTGATCGTTTTGCTGATCTGTTTTTTATGGTGGTACTTTCGTCTAGAATCATCATACACGAAGAAGCATGATTTAGAGTAATTTCTTGTAAAACCTTTACACCACTAGCATGTGATAGTGCTTCAACATTTATTAAAAACCAATTCAAATGTCCATCTTTCCATCTAAAAGGTTCCATTTTGTGTGCACATATATTTAAATTAGTTACAGGTGCGTGTGTTTTAATTTCTTTTATCCAATTTCTGTAAACTGAGTTAGGTGCAATTACAATTACAGTAGCAATTTTATTTTTCTGATACAACCAACAGGCGTTATCAATAGCCACTTTGGTTTTACCCGTACCCATTTCCATGAAATATGCGTAATTTCTTTTTTCTGCGCCTTGAATAAGAGCCTGGCGTTGATGCTCAAAGGGTTTGGTTTTGTATTTATATTGTTCCGTCATTCGTGTTTATCTCTAATGAGTTGTCCCATTAATATATTTTTTTCTTTACAATGTCAAATGTCTAATTTATATAGTTGCAACATAAACAGGAGGTCAATATGGACTTAGAACAACTATCGAAAGATGTAAAAATCGATACGAGCATGTCAGCAGACATCGCTCAAAAATGTAATGAGCTATTGGACATCCAGAAAGAATTAGCAGAGTTAGAAGATAAGGTTAAAAAAGTTAAAGCCGCTGAAGTAAAACTTTCTGAGAATGATATTCCAAATCTCATGCAACAAGCAGGGATACAATTGTTAAAACTTAACGATGGTTCTTCTGTAGAAGTAAAACCATACTATGCAGCAAGAATACCAGTATCTCGACAAGAAGAAGCATTTGATTGGTTACGTGATAATGGTCACGGAGATCTAATCAAAAACAATGTCACTTTAACTTTTGGAAGAAGCCAAGATAATGAAGCAAAATCTTTGGTTGACGAATTAAGAAATAAAGGGCATAATGTTAAACAAGCCGAAAAGGTAGAACCTATGACCCTTAAAGGTTTCGTAAGAGACGAGATTGAAAATGGTCGTAATGTTCCTGCTGATTTATTCGGTGTTTACGTAGCAACACGAACAAAAATAAAGACGAAGGAGTAAACGATGCAACAAGCAAAAGAAACTGCAAAGGACGTAGCAGTAAAAAAAGAAGCGTCCCTTCCAACTACATTTAATTTGGAAGAGTTAGCAGGACAAGGACAAGAATTTGTCACTGCTAGGGATACTAGACTCCCAATTCTAAAAATCCTTTACGCAAACTCACCTGTACTTGACGAATCAGATGGCAAGTATATTGAGACTGCTAAACAAGGTGACATTTACAATGAGATAACTGGTTCTCTTTACAAAGGTAAAGATGGTTTGATTGTTGTACCATGTTTATATATCAATACCTTTAATGAGTGGAAAGATAGAGGCGATAGTCCAGGTAGACCTGTTGGTATACATAACGATCCGTCTGTCATGTCTCAAACTACAAGAGGTGATGATGGAAAAGATAGACTAGAGAATGGTAACTATATCGAAGATACAGGTAACCATTTTGTTTATATCTTAGATAGTAACTATGCACCTGTGGAGTCAGCATTGATTACTATGAAATCTACTCAAAAGAAGAAATCTAAAACTTGGAATTCTATGATTGCAAGTAGAAAACTTAAAGGTAAAAAAGGTTTCTTTACTCCACCATCTTGGGCAACTGCCTATAGATTGAAGACCACTAAAGAAAGTAACTCACAAAACTCTTGGTATGGGTGGGTTGTCGAATTCGATAGATATCTAGACGATCCAAAATTGGCGGGTACATTAGAAGCGTCAAAAGCCTTTTATGAGAGTGCGATGAAATCGGACATCTTTGGTAAGGTCGACTTCGGTAAAGAAGAAGCTGCTAAGAAAGAAGTCACTAAAGAAGCCACACCGTTCTAATGCAAAAAGAGTTACTCAAATTATTTGAGGGTGACTCTTCCCAGTTCATCACAGTTTCTCTGACGGGGGAAACTGATGAACGGGGTAAGAAACAAGCAGACTACCTCACGGTTCACGAACCAGTTACCGAAAAACTTTGGGCAGATCATATTAAGGGTGACGTCTTAATAGGGATTCGTCCTGAGAACGGTGATAAGTTGAGGTGGTCTTGTATTGATATAGACCCTGCTAATTACAAAGCATATTCACAAAAGAAATATGTAGATATAATTAGAGATTTTGATTTACCACTTGTCCCTGTTAAATCTAAATCTGGTGGTTTACATTTGTTTATTTTTTTCTCTGATTGGGCAGACAAAGTAAAAGTAAAAGCAAAACTTGAAGAGATTAACAAAGAATATTTTTTATCTAAAGAAGTATTTCCCTTAAACAAAGCAGTTGGTATGCCTTATCATAAAGCAGATGCTGCAATTGAATATGCCTTTGATGATCAAAATACTCCATTAATGTTAGGTGGTTTTATAGAGTTAGCTAAAAAGAAAACAGTTGACCCTATTGAATTTTTAAAATCTAAAATTACAGAATACAATGCTGAAACAGATTGGAGAGAGTATCCACCGTGTGTACAAAAGGTAATACAAGAAGGCTGGACAGGTGAGAGAAATAATATGTTATTCAATATCTGTGTAACAGAGATGAAAAAAGCTGAAGGTAGTCTTACTGTAAAACAATTAAAAGACATAGCTTGGGAAAGACAAAAAAATATTTACGCAAACCATCCTAAAGGACCATTAAAAAGAAGTGAAAGTGATATGGTTGCACAATCTGTACATACAAAAGGTTATGAATATTTTTGCCCACCTAAACATGGTTTTGTTGCAAGTATATGTGATAAAGAAACTTGTAAGTTAAGAAAACTTGGTATTGGTGTACAAGCACCAGACATAAAAAACGATTTTACAAATATAATTTACACACAAGATACTAAAGGGATAATTTGGGAATGTGATTTTAGAGATACTCATATCTCTTTTAGAGCAGAAGATATTAAAGATCAAAAGACCTGGAGAACTTGTTTAGCTAAACATAGAATTTATTGGCTGACATTACCTAGACCAAAAAAAGGACCTGATCCATTTGAACTATTAATGAAACATATTGTTGAATCTGCTAAAGAAAATACAAAACTTAAATATGAAGATACTTTAGAAGAAGAGCAGTATCAAACCTTAAAAGATTTCTTTGAGACTACAATTGAACAAGATGACTTCAACAAATTAAAAGATGGTTATACTGTGTTAGATAGTAAAACTAATATTGTGTATTTCAAACGTGCTACATTAGATAGATTTTTAAAACGTACATCTAATAAAGCTTTTGCTTCAGTGGTTGAAGCTTTGAGATTACTTAAATGTGATAAACATGATTATCACGAAGGAGAGAAGAATGTTTGGTATGTTACAATGCCTGAGTTTGTAAATCACCAAGCAATTAAACAAACACAAACTAATACTAAGAATGTAGTGAGCGAAATGGATGACCAGTATCATACAAAATTCAGAACTCCAAAAGCATAAAAAGCTTTACCATAAGACTATAAAAATATTTGGTCCTCCAGGTACAGGTAAAACATGGACACTTATTGAAAGGGTAGTTAAGAAATACATAAAACGTGGAATAGATCCTGAAAAAATTGCATTTATATCTTTTACAAATAAAGCAGTTAACACTGCTGTTAAAAGAGCTCTTGATGCATTTCCACATATAAGTGATAAACAATTTAGTAGATTTAGAACTTTGCATTCTTATTGTAGAAGATACTTTGAAGAAGAAATATTTGATACTAAAGCATGTATGATTGACTATGCTTTACAAAATAGTTTTGTAAAGAGAAGTGATTCTAGACTATCTGAAGATAATTTTACTTACAAAGACTGGTCATTGGGTGTTTATGATAAAGCAAGAAACATGATGCAAGATCCAATTTATATTTATAAACAAGAAAGTAACAGACAAGATTCATTAGATGTGTTTTTAAGAAAGATAGACACCTACGAACATTACAAAAAAGCAGGCGGGGAAGTTTCATTTATTGATTTTACAGATATGATAGAAAGAGCTATCGATTCGATAGATTTCCCTCAATTAGAAGTTTTAATATTAGATGAAGCCCAAGACTTTACACCACTACAATGGTCGGTAATTTATAAAATGGTAGATAATGTTAAAAGAATTTATCTAGCAGGAGATGATGACCAGGCAATATATCAATGGAACGGTGCTGATTCAAAATACTTTACACATTACTTTCCAGGTAGAAAGGTTGTGTTAAAGAAGACAAGGAGATATGGCAAAGCTATTCACGAGTTTACACAAGTGATGCGTCAAGGAATTTTAGATAGCATCGATAAAACATTTAGTCCACAGGACAAAGAAAGTGCTGTAAAGCGTTACCTAAACTTTAAAGAGATCCCTTTTAGTTTAGAAGGGACATGGTTTTTACTTGGAAGAGTACACAATACAGTTAATGAACTTAAATCATTAGCAAAAGATGCAGGTATATATTTTTCCGATAATGAAGGGAACAAGTCATTTGATGACAAACAATGGCAGGCTATAAAAGCTTGGACAGCTATCAGTAATGGTAAAAAGATTGGTAAAAAAGATGCAGAGGTTATGTTTAAATACATTAGAGAACTTAAAGATTCAGATTTTAGAACACCTAAGTTTTGGAAAGGTGTACCAGACTTTCAAGAATATAATTTCAATGATTTACGAGAATGGTGTGGACTTGATATGCCTGATGAAATGCAGGCAAAACAATGGTGGTGGATATTAAAAAGAAATTTTTCACCAAGACAAGCTATATACTTTTTAAGATTATTAAAAAGATACGGAACTAAAACATTAGATGAAGTACCAAGAGTAGTGATAGATACAATACACAGTGTTAAAGGTGATGAAGCAAATCATGTTGTGTTGTATTCAAAAGCTAATTGGCCATCTAGTTACAGGCATAAAAATAAACAAGAGAAGTCTCACGAAAAAAAGGTTTGGTATACAGGTGGAACACGTGCAAAAGACACTTTACATATCTTGAGCACAGACTATAAATATCACTACCCTATTGGTGAAGACTATTTAATATATATGAAAAAACATGATAACAAGAATAGAAGGAAAATTGATTAAAAGAAAAGATAAACCGCTTGCAAGAGTATTGTCATTAGGTGCTGGTGTACAATCAAGCACAATGGCTTTAATGGCACATGAGGGTTTGTTTGAACAAAAACCCGATTTCATGGTATTCGCTGATACAGGTTGGGAACCTGCCCCTGTTTTAGAGCATTTAGAATGGTTAAAAAAAACAATATCAATACCAATACATATTTGTAAAAAAGGTGATTTAGATAAAGATATATTAAAAGCTTTGTCTCCAGGCGGAAATCAATTTGCTTCTGCACCGTTCTATACTTTAAATGAAAAAGGTAAAAAGGGAATGGGACGTAGACAATGCACTAGAGAATACAAGATTACTCCGATAGCAAAAAAGATTAGAGAAGTGTTAGGTTACAAACCAAGACAAAGAATGAATAAAGATGATTGGGTAGAGGTTTGGGTTGGTATTTCAACTGATGAGATAATGAGAATGAAACCTTCTAGATATTGGTGGCAGAAAAACACTTGGCCTTTAATCGAAAAAAATATGTCAAGACAAGATTGTCTTAAATGGTATGAAGGCAGAGGTTATAGAACTCCTGCTAAATCAGCTTGTATAGGATGCCCATTTCATGACGATGCTTTTTGGTTAGATATGAAAAATAATAGACCGAAAGAGTTTGAAAAAGCTGTAGAATTTGATAAACAGATGAGAATGCATAATACACCAGTTAAAAACTTTGTTCATAGACAATGTAAACCATTAGATGAAGTAAAGTTTAAAAAAGATGATCAACAAGATTTATTTAATAACGAATGCGAAGGGATGTGCGGTGTTTAGAAGAGCAATAATACAAGCTTTAGAAGATCGATACAATGCTCAAATTTCTGAGGCAGAAGCAACATTGAAAATATATATGGAGAAACCTGTAGGAATTGGTGAGCATCCACAACATATTGATGAATGCGATAAACTAATTGAAAAGATTTCAACTGCAGAGGAAAAATTAAAATCACTACAAGCATTCAAACTATGACAAATAAAGATATGTTTGATGAATCGTTTCCACAAGATAAACAAATTGGAGGTTCCCACTATAAGCAATTTTTTATACAGCCATGGACTTTCATAAGAAAGAATGCTTTGAATCCATTTCAAGCAAACGTAATAAAGTATGTTTGTAGATATTTATTTAAGGGCAAAGCAATAGAAGATCTAGAAAAAATAAAACATTATTGTGATTTAGAAATAGAACATTTAAAAGAAGAGCATGACGGGAACCATAAAAAAAATAATAACGGTAGCAAAAAATAAGTTTACATTAGAGATCTATCCAGTTAGAGAAGGGTGTCATGGGAAAGAAGGTCCTTACTTTGAAATATTCGCTCATGATTATAATGCAAGTTTGTATGCTTTCAGTAATAAGGAAAAGATAAATAAAATTATAAAGGAAAAATATATAAATGGCTAAAGTAAAAATTATAGACAATTTTTTAGAAAAAAAACAATTTGATTACATACATGAAGCTATGATGTCAGCGTGGTTTGCTTGGTTTTATAATGATCACATAACTTTTGATGATGAGGGTGAACGAAAGTCTAAAAAAAATCATTTTCAATTCACCCATGCTTTTTATAGCAGATATGAAAAGTCCAATCAATATGCTGTTATTGAACCTATAGTCAATAAATTAGATTGTATTGGATTAGCTAGAATAAAAGCTAATCTAGGAACTAGAACCGAAGAACACGTAGAGCATGGTTATCATGTTGATTTTGACAATCCAAATTTAACTACAGCTATTTTTTATGTAAATACAAATAATGGCTACACTCAATTTGTGGATGGACATAAAGTTAAAAGTGTTGCTAATAGATATATAGAGTTTAATTCACAAGAACTACATCAAGGAGTTAGTCAAACTGATACTAAATCTAGGGTGGCAATTAATTTTAATTATATTAAAAGCAAGTAATGAGTTTACAATTTACATTTAATTTTAAAAAACATATCTGGTCATGTCCTTCAGAATATAAAGACTTATCAGGATACAATGAAATAGCTATTGATTTAGAAACTAGAGATGATGGTATTAATAATAAACTTGGTGCAGGTTGGGCTACAGGTAATGGTTATGTTATTGGTTTTGCTGTGGCTGTTGAGGGTTGGCAAGGTTACTATCCTTTCGGACA